TGAACCACGACAAGATCAATCTCTACGCTCATGCGCTGGCAGCGCTTGCTATCGAGAAACCGAACATGTTCGGCAAAACAGCTCAGATGTACTGCAACTGGTGGAGAACTTCTCAACGCATCAAGTACATCGCCCACATCGAAAAGAACATTGAAGTCCTCCCGCTCGCGCAGGAGGTCGTGTCCAAGGTCATTCAACTGAGGTTGACGAAATGAACGAACAAGTCCTGAAGCGCCTGGTCAAGGCCCGTGCTACGCTGCTCATCGAGCAGCCTTTCTTCGGTGCCCTAGCGCTTCGGTTGAAGCTCACGCCGATGCCGCCCGAAGCGCACGCGGTGTTCAAGTCGCGTGGCTTGAAGCCGACGCTCGCCGTTGACGGCAGCACGATCTACTACGACGAGAACTTCGTCATGGAGACCGAGATCCCGCTGCTGCGCAGCGCGGTCGCGCACGAGGTTGGCCACTGCGTGTTCGACCATATGACGCGCCGCGGCTCACGCGAGCCGGCGAAGTGGAACATCGCCGCCGACTATGTCGTCAATGACATGATCGTCGACGCCGGCTTTCAGCTCGGTGAACACTGGGTCCAGCCGAACCCGGCGTGGAAGAACTTCACCGCCGACCAGATCTATAACCTGCTGCCCGATCAGCCCAAGGGCGACAGAGGCCAGGACGTTGTCCTGGACGGCAGCGGCGACGAAGACGAGGCCGAAGCTCAGCGGGACGAGTGGCGTGACGCTGTCATGCAGGCCGCGCACGCAGCCAAGTCCGCAGGCAAATTGCCTGCGTCGCTGCAGCGGTTCGTCGATGAGCTCACCACGAGCAAGGTCGACTGGCGTGCCGTGCTGCGCCGCTTCGTTACCGAGCGCACGAAGGACGACTACAGCTGGTCGCGCCCGAACCGGCGCATGCTCGCGCACGGCCTCATCCTGCCCGGCATGTACAGCGAGTCGATGGGTGAGCTCGTCACCGTCATCGACACCTCCGGCTCGATCGACCAGGCCACGCTGACTGCGTTCGCGACCGAGATCGAAGACATCCGCAGCAAGGTGCGCCCGCGCAAGACGATCGTGATGTACTGCGACGCCGCGGTGAACCACGTCGACGAGTTCCTCCCCGAGGACGAGTTCTTCGTCAAGCCGCATGGCGGTGGAGGCACTGACTTCCGCCCCCCGTTCTACTGGCTCGAAAAGCACAGCATCGAGCCGAAGGCGCTCATCTACCTGACCGACATGTACGGTACGTTCCCCGACGCGCCGGTGCAGTTCCCGGTGCTCTGGTGCGCTACTACCGACACGCAAGGCCCGTGGGGTGAAACGGTCCGTCTGGAGCTCTAACAATGAACCTAAAACGAATGCAATTCGCCGCGGCGCGTGGTGCACGCATCCAGCGTGACTATGTGGCGGTAGGGTACATGCATGAGCGCACAGAGAATAACGATGGTTGGCGCGACGTTGATATACCTCTTGACGTCCTTGCGCTGCCCGGCCCCGAAGGTTCGTGGCGTATCCACCCCGACGACGAGCATCTTCAGTACGGCCCGGTGAGCACTGCCTTCCGCGACATGGCTCTCTTCACTGACAGCGGCGAGCTACCTGAAGAAGTTGAGCTCTTCATGGACATGGCCGGCTGCAACTGGGTTCTCGAAGCTGACGGAGAAGACCCCGTTTTAGCCGACTGGACGCGCCTGTTCTTCGCCGAATACCTCGCGGACTTGGGACTCTGACTATGTTCTATCTCATCACGTTCGCCGCGAACTTCGTGCTGACAGGAATCATCTGGGGCGCTTCGCTTGAAGTCCCAGGTGTCTCGTTCCAAGCCGTTGCGATCGCAACGGCTTGGTTCGGCTTGAACTTGTTCGCGCTCTTGAGTTGCTTCGACCTGGTCGGCAAGAAGAAATGAATTACAGCAACGCGTCCTCCCGCTGCGGCCCAATCGGCTGCCCGCTCAGTTACTGCACTTGTCTCGTTCGTGCGTCGAACGGAGACATCCTGCTGCTGTACGACAAGCACGAGACGCTGCGATGGAAGCCCAACGGCGAGATCATTGTCACGGTTCCATCGCCGTTCAAGCAATACGCACAGTGTGCTGTCTGGGACAAACGCGTCGGCAGCTACGTGGGTTTGCAGTTCGATCGCAAAAAGCGATCGATCACCGGCGGCACCGTGTTCACGCTGAGCAAAATCAAAGGCGCTAGGTTCGACACGACCAGCCGCCTGCTGATCAATGCCGCCGGAAGCATCACCGTGCTCGACCCGCCGGTGAAGAAAAAGATCGACCAAACCAAGCGCAAAGAATTGATTACGAAGATCACTGAGATCTTCAAGGTCGCTTACGTCGCATCAAAGCTGATCGACAAAGAACACTGGGTCAGCAGTTGGGGTTTGCACAGTACCCTTGCCAGCGCTTTCAAGATCAACGACATCAGCTCCATCGCGAACGCGATGAAGTATGCCGAAAAGCGCTGGCGCTGGACCGAAGAACACTTCATTCAACGCATCCCCGCGGTCGCTCACTGCCTCTATGAAGCCGAGGGTGTTTTGGTCTAAGATCGTGCTTCGATCTAACTACGACACTCCGACATGCTCAAGTCCTGGAGCCACTCCATCCTCGCTGAGTGGGACAAGTGCAAGCACCGCGTCTGGCTCATGCGCGACCAGCGCATCCCTGAGCCGGTCCGCCCCCTGCCCCCCGGCAAGACGGAGCATGCGAACGATCGCGGCACCCGCATTCACGCCAGCGCGGAGTTGTATGTCAAGGGTGAGAGCGACCTGCTGGCACCCGAGGCATCCAAGCACTTCGGCCCTGAGCTCGACCTGCTGCGCGTGCTCTACGCGGAGGGCCTCGTGTCTTGTGAGGGCGAATGGGCCGTCGATCACGAGTGGGAGCCGACGGACTGGAAAACGGCCTGGCACCGCTGCAAGCTCGACGCCACCGTGTTCTGGGACGACACCTACGCCACGGTCATCGACTACAAGACCGGCCGCAAATTCGGCAACGAGGTCAAGCACGGCGAACAGATGACGCTGTACGCGCTCAACGCCGTGCTGCGCTACCCGAAGCTTGAGGTGGTGGAGACGGAGCTCTGGTACTTCGACCAGAACGACACGACGAAGAAGGTCTTCACGCGCGACCAGGCGTTGCGCTTCAAGGCGAACTTCCACCGCCGCGGCATGCAGATCACCACGGCAACGGAGTTCCCGACCAACGCGAACGTGTTCAGCTGCCAGTACTGCGGCTACGGCCCGTGGGGCTCTGGACACTGCCAGGACGGAGTGCAGAGGAAGTGAAGACGCATCTCACTTGGGTGTGGACGAACCGCAAGCGCACACGCACAGCCGTGTGTCGTGAATGCAGCTGCGGTAGCGACCGACACATGCCTGTGAACCCGAGGCAAGCCAGCAAGACGCCGACGTGCAAAGCATGCCAGCGCGTGCTCGCCGCAGAAGTCACCGAGAGGCTCAGAGCATGAAGCTTTTCATTGCCGGCAGCGTGATCGCAATCATCGGCTACCTCGTACTGTTGCTCTGCATCACCGAGACCAGGCCATCTCAAAAGATTGAAGCGCGCCGCACGGCGTCTCTTGCCTGCGTGCGTATCAACGGCGGGCACTGGGCTTGTCGGGAGCGTGAATGAGCGTCCGTTTGTGCATTGAGATGCTCGCTGTCTGGGGGGAACATGAATCGCTTCAGAAGAACGAGCGAATCCAGTTCTGGACTGATCAGCTCAACAAGTACACGCACGAAGAGAAGATCACCGAGATCACACGCTGGCTGCTGCGCACAGATGTTCCGCCCGCTTCTCGCGAAGCACTACGCAAACACCTTCATGAAATCTCAAGCAATGGCGCACCAGAAGGTGAGCCTCAAGCACGACAAGACGACTGAGGTCGTCTATGACTGCAGCGACCCCGGTACCGGCAAGACGTTCGTACGCGTCACGGCATTCGCCGAGCGCCGGCGCAAAGGCGGTGGTTGCGCGCTGGTGGTAGCGCCGCGGTCGCTGCTAAAGAGCGCTTGGGCCAACGACTTCAAGAAGTTCGCCCCGGACATGCGCGTGTCGATCGCCCGCGCTGACAACCGTGCTCACGCGTTCGCCGTCGACGCTGACGTCTACATCACGAACACAGACGGAGTGAAGTGGGTCGCGGACCAGCGGCCGGCGTTCTTCAAGAAGTTCAGCGAGCTGATCGTCGACGAGATCACGGCGTTCAAACACCACACCAGCCAGCGCAGCAAAGCGCTCAGGAAGATCGCGAAGTACTTCAAGCACCGCTCCGGCCTCACCGGCACACCTAACGGCCGCTCGATCACGGATGTCTGGCACCAGGTCGCCATCCTCGACGGCGGCCAGCGCCTCGGACCCAGCTTCTATGCGTTCCGCAACAGCGTCTGCGTGCCTGAGCAAGTCGGCCGACAGCAGCACATGATCGACTGGGTCGACAAGGAAGGCGCCGAGGAAGCCGTGTTCGGCTTGCTCAGTGACATCGTCGTGCGGCACAAGTTCGAGGACTGCGTCGACATCCCACCGAACCACCACTATGTGGTCGACTTCGAGATGCCGCAGAAGATGCGGCGCGTCTACGAACAGATGGAGCGCGACCAGATCGCGCTGATCACTGACACCTCGCCTGCGGCGATGAAGCAGTACCTGAGCACTGGCAAGAAAGCCAGCGTGGTGCCGCTCACGGCACTCAACGCTGCGGTGCTGGCCGGCAAGCTGCTGCAGATCGCCTCAGGCGCTGTCTACGACAGCGACGGCAACTACCATGTCATCGACAGCAGCCGTTACGAGCTCGTGCTCGACATGGTCGAGCAGCGCAAGCACAGTCTCGTGTTCTTCCTCTGGCAGCACCAGCGTGACCTGATGGTCGCTGAGGCTGAGAGCCGCGGGCTGACGTATTGCGTGCTCGACGGAGCGACGAACGACAAGGAGCGGGACATGATGGTGCTGGCCTACCAGATGGGCCGCTACCGCGTCATGTTCGCGCACCCGAAGAGCGCGGCGCACGGTCTGACGTTGACCAAGGGCACGGCTACGATCTGGCCCTCGCCGACGGCGGACCTCGAGCTGTGGAAGCAAGGCAACAAGCGCCAGCACCGCATCGGCCAGACGGAGAAGACCGAGACGATCGTCGTGCTCGGCGACTGCCGGATCGACCAGCGCGTGTACTACGACATCTTGATGCGCAAAAACGAACGCATGACCACGCTCCTTGACTTGTTCGCAAGTCTTACGTCGCAGTTCGATCTCAAGGATGCTGCGTGAGACGACCGCCGAACAACAACGCGATCGCGTTCGCAGAGATCCTGCTCGCATTCAGCGAGGGCCCGTGCACGGTGAAGGAGCTACAAGAGCGCACCGGCCTGCGGATCAACACGGTGTACGAGTACATCCGAGCAGCGCACAAGCGCAAGGCTATTTATCGCAGCGGCTGGCACGAAGGGACGGGGCGCGGCAGCACACGCTACGCAGCGATGTATTCGCTCGGCGTGGGCCGCGACGTGCAGATGCCGAGACTAACAACCGCGCAGAACAACGAGAACCGAAACGCGCGCCGGAGGATGAAGAAGCTGATCAACCGAATCACAGGAGTGTCAAGCAATGAACTACCTCAGCGAGGACAGGAAGAAGGCGCACGAGAAACTGCAGACGCGTGCTGACTTCGCGCGCAAGAAGGCATGCCAGATGATGGACGACGGCTCGCGCGAGTACGACGAGATCCGCCGTCTCGTCGACGAGTACTGCCTGTGCCAGTACGCAGCCGACGCCGTGTCGAACCAGCTCGAGGATCACGAATGAGCGCAACACCACAAGAACTTCAAGCCGTCATGGACCAGTACCTCGGTGGCAGCGACGGCCGCTATCGACATCCGTTCAACAAGCGGTTCATCTACACCGAGGGCGTCAAGGCAATGGCTGAATCGGCAGGCGCGTACTGGCTGCTCGACATCGTTGCCACTGAAGCCGCACCTCTCGTCATGCGCGACTGGGAAGCGAGAAGCAACCCGACCGGAATGCTGACGATCGCCGTGGCTTCAAACAACACGGCAGTGCTCAGTCTTTCTTCGGCAGATGACGAGCCGGCGGCGTGGACGAGAACTATCGAGTACACGGACTTCCCT